GGCCCGCTCGATTGTGGGGGATAGTTCAGACAACCTCCCCGGCATCCGCGGCGCAGGCTTTGGAACCGTAGGCAAAAGATTAAACTTTTTGAGCGATAGCAAATCATATACTATTGATGAAGTGGTAGAATTTTGTAAGAATACTAAAAGTAAACTTAAGTTCTTTACCAACATTGTCGAAAACAAAGGATTAATTGAGCACAACTATCGCATGATGCAATTATATGCTCCACAAATGTCTTTCCAGTCCAAAATGCATGTCAAAGAATCTATCGAAAACTTTGAGTGTGATTTTAATAAAACAGAAATTATTGGAATGATGCGCAATGATGGATTTGGTGAGTTAAATTGGGAAGATCTGCGCACGATCTTAAACAAGATTAGCAAAGAGTGCCTTGACAACACAAATACAATTTAACATATTTTAAGTTGACTTTACGGTCAGATATGTTATATATACAATACACAACAAGAGGGATTTGATGGTCGCTAAAAATGCACACTTTGGGAGGTATGGAAAAGCCTTCCAAGAGGGTCTCGTACAGCTTATTTTTGAGGATAGGCCGTTCGCAGACCAAATCACAGAAGTTCTACATATAGCGTTTTTAGAATTAGAATATCTTCGCGTTTTCGTTAATAAAGTAATTGATTATCGCGAGAAATACAATACTCATCCTTCTGTTGAAGCAATGCTTACTATCCTTCGAACAGAGCTTGACAACGAAGATGAAGTGACACAAAACCAAGTGCGAGAATATTTCGCAAGAATCCACACGCACGAACTTACAGATATTGAATACATTAAAGATGTTTCTTTAGAGTTTTGTCGTAAGCAAAATTTAAAAGAAGCAATGATGCAATCAGTTGGATTGCTCCAAAATTGTTCCTTTGATGAAATTTCTACAGTTATTAATAATGCATTAAAGCTTGGATCTGAGAACAATTTTGGATATAATTATCTTGCTGATTTTGAAATGAGATTTGTACCAAAACATCGACAACCCATATCAACAGGCTGGCCAGAAGTCGATTCCATTTGCGGAGGAGGCTTAGGCAAAGGAGAGTTGGGGGTTGTCATCGCGCCAACTGGCGCCGGAAAATCGATGGCCTTAGTCCACTTGGGCGCGCAAGCCTTAAAAGAAAATAAAACAGTCGTTCATTACACCCTTGAACTACAAGACATGGTTATTGCCAACCGCTATGATAGTTGCATTACGGGCTACCCACTTTCAGATATTATTACTTTTAAGGAAGAAGTATACGAAACCATTAAAAATATTGATGGCTCTTTGATTATTAAAGAGTATCCTACGAAATCAGCTACAACTAATACGATTCGATCCCATCTTTCTCGTCTTATAAAACGAGGAATAACGCCGGGATTAGTAATCGTTGATTATGGCGATCTTTTAAAGCCGATTACAATAAGAAAAGAGAAGAGAAACGAACTTGAATCTATTTATGAAGAACTTCGCGCCATATCTACTGAATTTAAATGTCCTATTTGGACAGCATCACAAACAAATCGTTCGGGTCTAAACGCAGAAGTCATTACGATGGAACAGATTTCAGAGGCGTTTAATAAATGCTTTGTTGCTGATTTTATTTTTTCTGTTTCAAGAACCATCGAAGATAAACAAAACAACCAAGGAAAGCTTTTTATTGCTAAGAATAGAAACGGTCCTGATGGGATAGTGTATTCTCTATTTATGGATACCTCTTGTGTAAAAATTAAAATTCTTCCAAAAGCACAAGTACCAACGACCACCAATGGTGTCGCGACAAACCCGGTGAGCCTGGGAGTAAAAGAGCAGCAGCAATTACTAAGAGAAAAATATTCAAAATTGAAAAGGAAATAAACAAAAATGAGAGCACGACAAAACATTCGCAGATTCAGATTATCAGATACATTTCTAGAGCCTTATAAGACTAAAGAAGTGCCTTGGGGCCCCCTGGGCTATGTGACCTTTAAACGTACATATTCCCGACGTCTTAATGAGTTTGATCTCGAAGCTACTGGTTCTGAAGAATGGTGGCAAACCTGCAAAAGAGTTATCGAGGGAATGTTTGATATGCAAAAAGAGCATGTTTTTTTACTAAGCCTTGAATGGAATGATGCCAAGGCCCAACGTACTGCAAAAGACGCATATGATCGTTTATTTAATCTTAAATGGACACCCCCTGGTCGTGGATTGTGGATGATGGGGACCAAGTTTGTAGAAGAAAAAACAGCAGCAGGACTTTTTAATTGTGCGTTTCGTTCTACCCGAGACCTCTCAACTAAAGGCGGCTATCTTTTTGCATGGATGATGGATGCTCTAATGCTGGGCATTGGCGTTGGTTTTGATACCGAAGGAGCACACAGTATTACTATCCAAGAGCCACAATATACAAATGATGTTTTGGTTATTGATGATTCTCGGGAAGGATGGGTAGATTCGGTTCACTTATTGTTGGATGGGTTCTTCTTTGGAGGAAAAGTCCCTAAGTTTGATTATTCCGCAATCCGCCCCGAAGGCGCTCTTATTTTAGGATTTGGCGGAACATCTAGTGGATATGCCCCGCTCAAAGAATTACACGAAAATTTGATTGAGCTTTACAACGGTAAAAGCGGCGAACCAATTAGTTCTGTTGACATTGTTGATACTGAAAATCTTATTGGTCGTTGCGTAGTAGCAGGTAACGTTCGCCGGTCAGCAGCGTTGGCCATGGGCCGACACGATGATCAACATTATCTTGAAATGAAAAATGATGATGAAAAACTTTATCACCATCGATGGGGCTCTAATAATTCGCTTAATGCTCAAGTTGGGATGGATTATACATGGCACGCTAAGCAGAGTCAAACCAATGGAGAACCAGGATATATTTGGCTTGATAATGCCAGAACTCACGGACGCTTTAAAGATGGTGTTAAGCTAGATGATATTAATGTTGCTGGCTTTAACCCTTGTGTCGAACAGCAGCTTGAAGATGCAGAACTTTGTTGCTTGGTAGAGACTTTTCCAGCTAAACACGAGAATCTTGAGGACTATTTACGAACATTAAAGATCGCATACCTTTACGGAAAGACAATTACGCTATCTAATACTCACTGGCCCGAGACAAACGCAAAAATGCTTAAGAACCGACGCATTGGATTATCACAATCAGGGGTTATTCAGGCATTTAATAAGCACGGCCGCCGGCAAATGTATCAATGGTGTGATAAAGCATATAATTATGTTAAAGAATTAGATGAAGAATATTCAAACTGGCTCTGTATACCCAAATCAATTAGGACAACCTCAATTAAACCTTCCGGCACAGTTTCTCTTCTAAATGGCTCAACTCCTGGCATTCATTTTCCCGAAAGCGAATATTATATTCGTCGTGTTCGTTTCTCAAAAGATTCGGAGGTGCTGGCGCGCCTTAAGAAAGCAGGTTATAATATAGAAAAAGATAGTTATTCACCCAATACGATGGTTGTTGAATTTCCTATCCATGAGCCTTATTTTACAAAAGGTAAAAAGCATGTTAGCATGTGGGAACAACTTGAGATAGCTGCTCAATATCAACATTATTGGGCAGACAATTCTGTATCTGTTACCGTAACTTTTAATGAGGAAGAGGCTTGTCAAATTAAAAGTGCATTAGAAATGTATGAGACAAGATTAAAAGCTGTTTCGTTTTTGAAATACGAGGAAACTGGTTATAAACAAGCGCCATATGAATCGATTAGCCAAAAACAATATAAAGAAATGATTAACGCCATCGATCCAATTCAAAGAATGGACACAAGTGGTGGCCATGGCACAAAATATTGTGATGGAGATGGCTGTGTACTATAAACCAGTTAATAGATATATTCAAATCAACATACCCGAGGTAATACCTCCGACGACTGAAAGCGGCATTGTGCTGCCCGAAGACTTTAATCCCAAAGCTGAACATCACGTTATAGCATCGGTGGTTAGCTGGGCAGAAGATGTTCGTTTTGCAAAAGAACTAAAAGAAGGTATCGAAATTGTTGTAAACAACTCAATGATTGAGAAAATAACCGTTAAAGAGGGTCAATTAAGCGTTGTACAAGATAATTATATTATAGCAATACTTATATAATAGTGGAGGTATCAATGGCATGCCAATTGATAAAAACTTTTATAATCAATCGTCGGCAGCAAATTTAGGATGGGATCCTACTTGGTTTGGTGAAAAATATTTTGATGATAAATTAGTCAGGGCAATTAAAAAATGGCAAAAAGCAAAAGCCCTTACATCCGATGGCCTTGTTGGTCCAATGACATTCCGACGCGTTTGGACAGAAAGACAATCCAAGATCGATGAGCATAAACCCGACACCCCAACCTATTCTAACTATATTGTTTACAATGGAAATTTTATTCCAATCAAATGGGACAAGGTTGTATTGTGGTCTGAAAGCGGGGGTCTAAAAGCCGATCTTGGAACTCACTATGATTATACTGGAAGACCTTCGCGCAAGATTCGGCTTTTTATAAACCATTGGGATGTTTGTTTAAGCTCCCGGTCTTGCCAAAGCGTTTTAAATAAAAAAGGTATTTCAGTGCATTTTATGATAGACAACGATGGTACAATATACCAGTCAATTGACATGCAGCATGCATGTTGGCACGCAAGCAGCGAGCGCGCAAATCGTGCATCGGTAGGAGTCGAAATTTCAAATGCATATTATCTTAAATATCAAGATTGGTATATTAAAAATGGCCATGGCCAGCGCGCCCTTGTTGAAAATTCCAGATGTCACGGTAAAGATTTAGATCCTTACTTGGATTTTTATCCGGTTCAGATTAGAGCGTTAAAAGCCCTTTGGAAAGCAATTCATGAAGGCTTGGAAATACCCTACGAAGCCCCACTTAGTCAATTTGGAAACACTTCCACGAACTATGAGCAAAATGTTAAATATGGTGACTTTAAAGGATTTGTTAGTCACTATCATGTAGCAAAGAATAAAAAAGATTGTGCCAATTTAGACATTAAACTGCTCTTAGAAGAGGTAAAGAGTGAAGAGACAGCAGGATACCACAGTGCTAGCGCCGCCTGTGAAGATAAACCCAACTCTTAAATATGATAAGATCGTAATCGGAAGCAGTTTATCGGCTGTTTTGTTTGCATTTAATAATAAAATACCTATTTTTTTTACAAATGCTCAACGCCCGTTCCGGTTTGATTATTTTAAGAGTTCGATTAATTTAGATTACATTGGTTTACCTAACATATCGCATACGCTTACCACCCATGGGACTAATATTAAAGTTGGAGCACCCAAAGAATTGGCATGGGAAAGGCTGCTCTTTCTTATGGCGCTTAAAGGGCTTGTGCCCTTAAGTCATTTGTGTCAGAATTTACGCTATAATGGCGATACTCTAATTTGTTCTAATGAATACTCAAAGATAGCCGAGGTCCAATTCAAAAAAGTTTATTATTTTGGCGACGATAATTGTTCTGGACTTGTAAAAGAAAAAACACTTGCTAACCCGCTTTATACATGTTATGATTGGATAGCGTTTAATCGTGGAGGAAAACATGAAATCGATCTCATCGAAACGACCGACGATTTTGTCAAGAAAATCTGGTTTTATCCTACAGATCGTGTTGATGGCAACTCTCCTGTCAAGGATGCTTGTTTAGTTTCAACGCTTACCGAGACACAACTGTTAAGCTTTGATTATTCACAAACTATGGCACGATTTAAAATGTTGGCAGAAATGAAAGAGCGCGGCATGAAAGGACTATTCAATGGCTACTCGCCCACCGGGAGGCCCAAATATTACAAATTTAGAACGACTATCATTGGCCGCGAGAGACGCAAGAAATTGGCATGCCCACAGCCATCCATCGAAGCGGCAGAAGTTCCAGAAATTCAAGAAGAAGATTTACTTAAAGATTTACCGGCGGCTTGTGTGGGATACCATAGACTTTTAGAGAATTTATGAGCGATGGCAGACACATACATCTCGCAGGTATT